ATCTAGTGGGCTTTCACGGGTATAGGCGTGATAGTTTTGCTGGCGCACTCAAAGATGCTGTAGCAACTGTATTTGGTTGGGACAGAGAACTACTAGAAGGCATAACACCTGAAGCACGTAAATGGCGTGAACAAGTAGACAGTTGGTGGGCAGAAAGACTGCGTATGCCACACTTAACTCCACGTTGGGTACTACAGTATTGGGGCACAGAAGTATGTAGACAGGGATTTCACGATGATATATGGATTGCTAGTTTAGAGAATAGACTAGCACGTCGCAAAGATGATACTGTAATCAGCGATGTACGTTTCCCAAACGAAGTAAAAGCAATTAAAGAAGCTGGCGGCGAAGTATGGTGGGTACAACGTGGATCATTACCAAATTGGTATAATGCTGGCAAACTAGCAAGTGATGGCGATGCTACTGCTATTCAAAAATTGGCTAATGAAGGCGTACATATTAGTGAGTGGGCATGGCTACAAACAGAGTTTGATCAAGTCATTCCTAACAACAGTACCGTAGAACATTTGTATGCTAAAGTTACTGGGTTAGTTGACGAGAAAAACTTACCTAGCTACTAAATTCTATAGCTTCAAGTTCAATTATTTCTTTAGAGTAGGCGATTTGTTCTAACAAATCTGTATTTTCAACTTTTCCTACAACAGGAAATCCTATGTACGATTTAATTTTTTCAATTCCGTGCATCTTTATAAACTCTGGATCGTGCTGTTGAAATTTTGTTATTAAGTCGTCAGTCTCTGTAAATTCATCAGTTGAAACTGTAATCAAATTAATACCTGGTTTTACAAAATCGTGAAATTTGCAAGTTTGTCTAATATTAGAAAAGTCTTTTTCAGTATATACCTGTAGCGGACCGTGTCCAACATAAGGATTTTGTAATCGCAAATCTCCAAGGTCTAGTTTAGTTTTAAATTTATATTCTTCAAGCGAAAATCCACTATCGTTGTACCATTCTATTTGCATCCACCCTAATCTACTTGGTACAACATTATCTTGTAGTATATGTAATCCGTAGTGTAAGTCGTGTATCACATGATCAAGCTCTGCAGGTATACTATCAAAACCATTCATTAATAATTGTTCTATATCTTTATGTAATTGTATTGTATTTTCTAATGCTAGTTCTTCTACGTTCCAATCCCATTTAAAATAGCTATTTGCTTGTTCTGCTAACAGACTTAGATACTCTTTTGTGAATTTGGGACGATCTCGATATATAGGAAAAGATTGTTGATAATTTGTCTTAACTAACTCATAATATCGTAACCCAACACTATCGTTATTAATATTACAAATTAGATAGTCAAAGTTTTTAAACTTGATATTAAACTTCATTAGAAGATTTACTTTCTACCCAAGTATTAACAGTTTCGTGTAATTCAATTCTACAGTTAGCGCAAACTGATTTTAAATTTACCCAATTGTTATTTTTTAAGTTGCCGTCAACGTAAAATACAAACATCTGTTGTTTGTGTTTTGCCTTAAATCCACATCGTTCACAGACTAATTTCTTTTTATATCCTGCACGTAGCCAACCTGCAACCTGTCGTCCTCGTTTTCCTTGACGAGCACAACTAGAGCACTGTTTCCTATAGCGTACTTTACCCTTAGAATAGTAATTTATTGCTACAGGATTGCCATGACAAGTAGGACATAATGGGCGTTGCATGCGTTTATTTATAAGCAAACCTTTCGAAAGGCATCTGTAGCCACCAAAATCCATAGTCACATTATAAATACTAACATTATATTCTTATAAGGATGAAAACATGGCACTCGTATCCCCAGGATTAGAAATTAGCGTAACAGACGAAAGTCAATACGTTCCTGGTGCAGTAGGAACTGTACCACTAATTATTATGGCTACTGCTCAGGACAAAACAAATCCTTCGGGCACAACAGCCACAGACACAACAGCCGCTAGAGCAGGTAAATTATTAGCCTACACTAGCCAAAGAGAACTTATTGCCGCAATGGGTTACCCAAGCTTCAAACAAAGCGCCGCGGGTACACCATTACACGGTGATGAAAGAAACGAATATGGCTTAATGGCCGCTTACAGCGCATTAGGCAATGTTAACAGAATTTATGCTATTCGTGCTAATGTAGACTTAGACGCATTAGCGCCAACAGCAGTTCGTCCAGTTGGTGAAGTTGCAAACAATACACATTGGATGGATCTAAGTACAAGCACATGGGGCATGTACGAATGGGATGCTGTTAACGCAAAGTTTAACTTAAAGACACCTTTACTATTCACAAGTACAAGCGATCAAACATTAGTATCTAGTGTTTATGTACCAAAAGCAAGTATTGGTCAAATTGGTGAGTATGCCGTATCATTTGGTACAGGTAGCAATGCTTTACTATTCTACAAAGCAGGTACAGACTTACCAACTGATGACGCAAAATACAATACTTGGGTACGTTTAGGCACAACTGATTGGGCAACTTCACGTGCTACAATTAAAGGTTCAGCAACTTCACCAGAGATTGCCGCAAGTACACCAGCCGCTACTATTACAATTAACACAACAACAGTTACAGTTGGTAATACAGGCGGAGCTAGAACATTAGCACAGGTTGTTAGCGCAATTAACACAGCAGGTGTTACAGGTGTTACAGCCGCCGCAGTTGGCAACAAGTTATACTTGTACGCTTCAGATTTAGCTGAGAGCGACGGTTCAACAGCAGACGGTAAGATTGCTATTGCTAACGGTTCAGGTACACCACTAGCAACATTAGGTATTACAGCAGGCACATACGCAAATCCATTATTACTATATGGTGATTTTGCCGCTTATCCAAGTTGGAGAAGCAGTGATTCAGTTCCGCGCCCAACAGGTTCAGTTTATGCTAAACTTGGTGCAACTGGAGCAGGTGCAGACGTTGTTATTAAAAAGTATACTTCAACTACAGAGACTTGGACAACATTAGGAGCACCATTCTATAATAGAGCAGAAAATGCAATTTATGGATTAGATCCAGCTGGTGGTGGTAACGGTATTGCCGCAGGTACACTTTGGGTTGCTTATGATCCACTACGCACAGACACCGGTGGTTACAAACCATTTAGACGTCGTGTAGCAGGTCAAACAGCAGTAAGTGGCACAGCAACAGCAGCCAATCCATTTACAGCAAGTGATCAGTTAACAATTGGTGTTACCAGTATCGGTACAGCAACAATTACAGAATACACAGTAACATTATCAAGTACAACACCAGCAAGTTTTGTTAGCGATGTACTAGCACTTAATATTCCAGAGTTAGACATCAGTGTAAGTAGCACAAATGTTATTACTTTTGAGCACATTTATGGTGGTGATATTTACTTAACAGATGTTACAGGCACACCAACATCGGATGCAGGTTTCACAAGTAGCACAACAGGTACTATCTTATATGGTAGCACACTTGCATTAACTAACTGGGAAGCATTAACATACACATATAGCACAACTGAGCCATATCAGGCACCAGCAGACGGTACATTATGGTACTACAGCGATGCCGCTACAGTTGACGTCATGATTAACGAAATTGGTGGCTGGAGAGGCTACAAGAGTAGTTACTATGATGGTTCAACAACTGATGCACGTGGTTACGATCTAAGTGCTACAGATGCAAATGGTGTACAGGTTACAGCAAGTGAGCCAGAATTCCAAAGCGATGGTGTTAGCGCACTAGTAGCAGGTGACTTATGGTTGGACAGCAGTGACTTAGAAAACTATCCAAAAATTTATCGTTACAGCGGTAGTGCTTGGGTATTAATTGACAACACAGATCAAACAAGTCAAAACGGTATCTTATTTGCAGATGCACGTTGGGATACAGATGGTACTACAGATATTATTACAGGTAGCTTACCAGCAATTACAGACTTGTTAGCAAGTGATTACATTGACCAAGACGCACCAGACTATAGATTATACCCACGTGGTATGCTAATGTTTAACATGCGTAGAAGTGGTTACAATGTTAAGCAGTATGTAAGTAACAAATTTAACGCAACAGCGTTCCCTGATTTACCAGCAGTTCCAGGTGCAGGCGGCAGTTTACCAACTGTTAAGAACACATGGCAAACAGCTAGTGGTTTACAGGACAACGGTGCTATGTATGCAGGACGTAAAGCACAGCGTAAGATGGTCACAGCCGCTATGCAGGCCGCAGTTACAGCCAGCACAGAAGTACGTGAAGAAATTTATGCATTCAATATTATTTGTTGCCCAGGTTACGAAGAAGTTATCGACGAGATGGTTGCATTAAACAACGATCGTAAGAACACAGCGTTTATTATTGGTGATACACCAATGCGTTTAGCACCAAATGCTGTTGAGATTGCTAACTGGAGTAATAACACAGACGGTACAGGTCTTGCTACAGCAGATCCATACTTAGGTGTTTACTACCCATGCGGGCAGACTTCAGACTTATCAGGTAACGCTATTGTTGTTCCAGCGAGTCATATGGCATTGCGCACAATGATCTTTAACGACAATGTGGCATATCAGTGGTTTGCCCCAGCAGGTACTAGACGTGGTTTAGTAGACAATGCTTCAAGCATTGGTTACATCAACTCAAGTACAGGCGAGTTTGAGTTTAACAGTATTAGAGTAGGCTTACGTGATAGTTTATACGAAAACAAGATCAATCCTATTACAAACTTACCAGGTGTTGGCTTAGTTGTTTGGGGACAGAAGACACGTAACCCAACTGCAAGCAGTCTTGATCGTATTAACGTTGCACGTCTTGTTAACTACATTAGAACAATACTTGCAAGAGTTGGCGACGGCTTCTTGTTTGAACCAAATGACAAGATTACACGAGATCAAATCTCAAACATTATCAGTGGCGCAATTAACGACTTAGTTGCAAAGCGTGGTGTTTACGATTACTTGGTAGTCTGTGATGAGTCAAACAACACACCAACACGTATTGCACGTAATGAGTTGTATGTTGACATTGCTATTGAACCGATGAAAGCAGTTGAGTTTATTTACATTCCAATTAGACTCAAGAACCCAGGTGATATAGCCGCAGGTTTATAATAGTAGTATATAATGGAGCCTACGGGCTCCATTAGTATCATAGGTATTTTTTGGTAAATATCTATAACATGGAGAACATAATATGGCAATTTCGTCATTAAACAAATTTACAGTACCTTTAAGTACAGACCAAAGCGCAAGTACTCAAGGTTTATTAATGCCAAAGATGAAATATCGCTTCCGTGCGATATTTGAGAACTTTGGTGTTAGCACAGACAGAGTAGAAATGACTAAACAAGTCATAGATATCACAAGACCTACAGCAAACTTCAATCCTTTTGTTATTGACGTTTATAACAGTAAAGTTAACTTAATTGGTAAGCCAAGTTGGGAAGCTGTTACAGTTAATCTACGTGATGACGCTGGTGGTAATATCAGCAAGTTAGTTGGTGAGCAGATTCAGAAGCAATTTGACTTTGCAGAACAATCATCAGCCAGTTCAGGTATTGATTATAAATTTGTTCTCAAATTTGAAATGCTCGATGGTGGCAACGGTGCGAACGATGTTACAGTATTAGAGACATGGGAATTGTATGGTGCATTCTTGAATAATGTAAACTACGGTGACATGAACTATAGTTCAAACGATCCGGCTACAATTGGTTTAAGTGTTACATATGACAACGCTGTTCAGACACCAAGTGGTACAGGTATTGGTACAGCAGTTGGACGTACAGTTGGTACTTTAATTACTGGCGTAACCTAAACTTAAAGACTATAAAAATAAAAATACCCGGCATAAAAATCCGGGTATTTTTTTGGAATAAATACCTTATAAGGTACTTTTTATGGCCAATATTTTTGATGGATTTTTAAAACAAATTGCTACTGGTGATAGTATCAAAGACTATAAACATGCCAGTAGACTTTTTGTTGACAATAACTATGCTCGTAGTCCAAAGTACGACTGGTTATATCATGTTTTCTTTGATGTAGACCCTACAATCTCTAACATTGATAAAGACAACATAGCTAGGGCTGGAATGTTGGTTAAATCTGTTAGTTTGCCAAACTACGATGTTGATCTAAGGGTACAAAACAATTACAACAAAAAAGAATTAATACAAACGAAACTAAACTATGGCGCAATAACATTCACATTTCACGACGATCAGTCTGAAATTGTAAGGAATCTTTGGTACGATTACTACACACATTATTTTCGAGATAATGATGGTGGGTACTCTGACAGATCGGGGCATATCGCACAGAACTATCATGCTAATAACAAATATCAACCAGGTTCGAGAGACTTTTATGATAAGTTTGGATATAGTCCTAAAAAAGATTTAGGTCCTGCCTTACCAAGATATTTCACTTCTATTAGAGTATACAGTTTACATCAAAAAAGATTTAGCGAATATACTTTACTTAATCCAGTTATTACACAATTTGCACACGGAACACACAATGCAAGCGGTGGCGGAATACTAGAACATCAAATGACTGTTTCATTTACAACAGTATTATATGCAGGCGGAAATGTTAGTCAAGCCACAGTTGCTGGATTTGCAGATTTGCATTACGATAAGTCACCTAGTCCACTTACACCTGCAGGTGGCGGAACAAATAGTATATTAGGCCCGGGCGGTATATTAAGTGCTGTAGACAGTATTGTCGGCGAGGCTGGTGGTGGAAACTTTGGAGCCGCCGCTTTTACAGCATTTAGAGCGTTTAACAAAAATAAAAATGTTGATCTTAAAGGACTGGCCAAAGGAGAACTTATACAAATTACAAAAGATGTACTGAGTCAAAACGATCCTAGGAATAGATTCTTTATACCAAGTTCAGGAGCGTTAGCAAGTACAGGGTTATTTGGTAAAGGTGCAGTTAGTGGTGTATCTGGGGGAATTACAGAATTTACTCAAAAAAGATCAGCAACAACTGGCAGTATAGCTAGTAACGGCGGAGCACTTCCGGGACTACCTGGGGCTAATGCTATTACATCACAAATACAAAGCAAAATGAGCGGATTCCCAGCATCTAGTGTTCCTATAGGAGGAATTATGACAGCAGGATCGGGTCTAATTAGTGGTGCACCAGTTAATAAAGTTTTAAATTTTGGCCAATCAGCGTTTACTGGAGGTATTGGAGCATTGCAATCTGTTTCAACTAGTCCAGAGTTCTCAGGCTTTGCTGGCAAGTTAGGAGAAATTGGCAAAGGTTTAGCCGGAACTGTTGGTGCAGTAGCTGATCAAGCAACAAGGGGTCTATCGGGAATCGCCAATGGCCTAGTAGCGGCAGCACCATCTGTTGCTAGATCTTTGCAAACAATGGCTCCAACCTTTCTAGCTGGAACAAGTACTATTGCGAATTCTTTTTCAAATACTTTATCACAAACCCCGTTTGGTAATATGAATATTCCAAAGCAATCAGCAGTCGCTTCAATGGAATCAGCTAAATTCATCGAAAGTGGTAACAAAACAGATTTAGTGTTTGGACAAAGAGTAGCAACAGCAACGAACCCGGCACCAACACAAACTGCTGGTATTAACCTTGGCGGTAGCATTCCGGCATAAGAGAACATAATGACAAGTAATAGTTACATATTCACAACAAGTATAACTGGAGTGCTAGGTGCAAATACTGCCGCTGAGATAAATGAAACAAATAGAAAAATTCAGAGTTGGTGGGCAGAGCAACAAGATTTTGTTGACATGAGTACACCAATGATAAAAGTTCCGTCAAATCAAAAAACAGTTAAAGGGGAATAATGGCCACAGTAATTAAAGCAAACAATCCAACTAACTTAGAACAAGTTGATTTAAATTCATTAGTTGAAAGAAGTGCGGACAAGTACTTTAATAACTTTTTTGAGATTCCTGTTGAAGTTAGTAGTAATGTTGATGCCGCGGTCACTGCCGTTTTTGAAAACTTAACAGGTAATAAAGATACTGCAAGACAATTAGCAAGTGCAGTTATATACACTAGTGTAAAACAAGGTATTAACCCAATGGAAACATTGAGAGAATTTCAAAAAATTGAAATTGGTGAGCTTGACGCATACACAACATTATTTTTAAATTTTGATCGAGTTGGTACTAGTTACCTAGGTCTTAAAAATGTTCCAGTAATTAACAAATACGTACAACGAGCAATTTTACCATGAGCAAATACGCAAACGGATTTTATCAACTTATAAATCCGTCAAAGTATGTAGGCAAGAAAGACCCGCATTACAGAAGCGGTTGGGAACATGTGTTCATGCGCTTCTGTGATGAAAACCCTGCTATACTACAGTGGGCCAGCGAAGCAATACACATCCCTTACCGTAATCCTTTTACAGGCAGACAAACTATATATGTTCCTGACTTTATGGTTGTGTATGTTAAAAAGAATGGCGAGAAACACGCAGAACTTATAGAAGTAAAACCTACCAAAGAAACATCACTAGATGAAGCAAAGAGCCCAAGAGATCAAGCGGCCGCAGTACTTAATATGCACAAGTGGCAAGCGGCACAGGCCTGGTGCGATCAACACGGCCTAAAGTTTCGTATAGTGACAGAAAATGATATCTTCCACCAGGGCAAACCTTCAAGGTAATCAATGAGATCAATTGGCAAACACAATTTTCAACGACCTTATCGCCTTCCCTATTTAGAAACGCAGGTCACATATGGTTGTACATTAAGCTGTCTGGGGTGTACAAACTATAGTGATTATCCTATGTCTGGAGGTAATGTAGCCTGGGAGGATTTTAGACCACAGTTTGAACAGTTAGTTTCACGAATACAAGTAGAATGTTTTGGGTTTATAGGTGGAGAACCATTTTTACATAATGATTTTGAAAATTGGGTAGTACAATTTAAAGAACAATTTCCCTACATTACTTTGATGATAGTATCCAATGCTACCTTGTTAAGTAAGAATTGGTGGATACTAGATGCTATGGAAGAGTACGGAATGATATACTTAAAGTTATCTGACCATACCCCAGGATCAACATATTTTAAGGATGCTGTTGATAAAATAATGTCACGGTTTCACTGGGTTATACAAGAAGGTCGTTGGTTCAACCAAGAACACATATTAGATTTTGAAACTGTAACATCAGATGTGTTTTTAAAAACTTACAAAAATACATTTAACGACATGAAACCGTACAACAGCAATCCTGCAGATGCTTTTAAAATATGTAACCAAACAAAATGTCCGTTATTTCAGGAAGGAAAATTGTATAAATGTAGTAGTGTTGGGATGCTTGACAGGGTATTAGAAGATCATAATTTACATAATGATCTAGACTGGCAACCTTATGTAAACACAGGATTAGATGTTTACACAGCAACAGATTTGGAGATAAGTAATTTTTGTAACAATTATGAAAAGCCGCACAGTTTATGTAGAATGTGCCCAACAGCAAAAGATAAACCCTACATAAAACACTACAGTACTGTGGTAAACAAAATTAACATATTATGACCAAGAAATTAGAAAACTTATTTGATCTCCCGGACTTGAATCCTGGTGACGACAGTAGCGTACAATCACTACACGACAACAACGATAAAATTATCGAGCAGAAGAAGATTATAGCACAGGTCGACGAGGCAATAGATAAGATTGATACAGCACTGCCCACAGTGCGTGATCTTGAGGCCAGTGACAGAGAAATGGATGACCTGGCTAAACTAGCAACAGAAAAGTTTGAGGATCTAATGGAACTGGGTATGAATATGGATCCACGTTTTGGCGGGCAAGTATTTCAAACAGCAGGTACATTATTGGGCCACGCTATCAGTGCTAAAACTGCTAAAATGGACAAAAAATTGCGTATGGTACAGTTGCAATTACAAAAAGCAAAACTGGATCATCAGGCTAGTAAAGACAGCCCAGAAGATAAGGCAGTTGACGGCGAAGGTGTTGTACTAGACCGCAATGCACTACTTGCGCAGATACTACAAAACAATAAAAAGTAACTAAATACTACATTAACAGGATAAAAACCTATGAAAAATTTACACGAATACATTGCAGAACGCAACAAGACATATCACTTTAAAGTAAAGTGTGCTAAGAACGATCCCGGCAAGATGATGGAGCAGATTAAGAACGCTCTTGATGCTTATGAGCTGGTTACAATCAGCAAACCTAAGAGTATGCCAGTTGCTGAGCACGTAGAATTCCCTAAGGCAGGCCCATGCGAGTGTTGGCAGTTTGACGTAGAAGTTGCATATCCAGCAACTACAGTACAAATTGGTCAATTACTACGTGAGCGAGCAGGCATGAGCGCAGACTGGTGCAGTGTCCATACCAAAGATACAGCAGAGCAGACAGAAGCCGCTGAAGCACACGGTAAAGATCACGAAGGTGCATTACTTACAGATGACACACTGAAAGACGAGCCAGGTGCACAAGACCTAGTAGGCGAAAAGCGTACATCAGGCTTACTTAAAGAACTACAAAAGAACAGCGTTAAGGTTGCAGAAAAAACAGCCAAAGGTAAGACAACAAATGATCTGCCAGAGGGTACAAAGAGCCCTGTAGGTAGCTAAACAAGGATAGAACAATGAGCGAAATGCACAACATCTTAAACAAACTTCAACAGTTGAACGAAAGCACTGACGTTACTGAAGAAGAACAAGTAGACGAAATAATGGGTGCTCTACATGAAGCGTCACTTCAAGATCAATTTAAAACCAGAGGTCCTGGCAAAGATGCGGCTTCACAGTCTAAAGGTAGGTACGTCGGAACAACAGCCGTTAAGAATCCTATGAATGTAGGCCGTCCTGCTGGGCACGAAGAAAAGTATCCGGGGGGTTGGATCCCTAGCCACAAATGGGCAAAAAAATTTGGTGAAGATACAACAGAAGAACATTGCGGTGGTAGCCACAAGAAGAAAAAGACCAACGAAAGCGTTGAAGCAAGACTTCTTAAAGAGTATGCAGAGTTTAAAAAATCTAAACTTAAAGAAGAGCCAAACGAAGGTAATGAGTTTAGTGGTGCATTAGCTCAAGCTAAAAAAGATGGTAAAGAAGAGTTTGAAGTTGATGGTAAAAAGTATAAAGTAACCGCTGAAGCTAAAAAGCCATACGTAAAACCATTTGATGCAAGTGGTGTGCGTGTTAGCAAGCGTGGTAAAGTAGACGCTGTTAGTCGCGATTACTACCATGTTAAAATGGAAAAAGACAACGTTACTAAAGCAGAGCGTGTACTAGCAGATGACGGCGAGTCAGAAATGCACATTAGAATGAATGCTAAACGTGACAACCCAGGTTGGAAAATTGTTAGCGTTCGCAAAATTGACACTACTGACGACAATCAAGGAAAATATAGTGCTCAGGACAGAGGACGCCCAAGAAAGATTGAAATTGACGAAGCCGCCAAACCTGACTACTTAGACTTAGACAAAGATGGCGATAAAGAAGAGTCAATGAAAAAAGCCGCTATGGATAAGAAAGAAAAGAAAGAGTCGTAGATGAAAAAAGAAGAAATTATTCTTCGTGAAGGTCCTATAGGAGATTTCTTCAAGGGACTCTTTAAAACTAAGGAAAAGCCAAAGTCTGGAAGCGGTGGCACGCCGACAGATGCCGGGAGTGCTATAGATAAAGTCTTGGGACCTAAAGTGCAACGTAAGCCTGGTGAATCACCACCTCCACAAGGCGAAAAACCGCCAAGCGCAGATGCACAACCAGTAACACCTGCCGAAATAGAAGCGGCTAAAAAAGCACAACAAGCAAGGATAAAAGCTGAAAGAGAAAAAATTGAAGCAGATAGACTTGCTAAAGAAAAACAACAACAAGAACTAGAAGCTAAGTTAGCTAAAGAAAAAGAAGCAGAAAAACTTGCCGCACAGCAGGCTGAAAGAGCTAAACTTGCTAGAGAAAAACAACAGGCAGAAATTAAAAGACAGGCAGAAATTAAAAAGAGAGAAGCTGAACTAGGCAAAAAACCCTATGATCCATTTAAATGGAGAAAACCAAAAGAAAAGCCAGAGATAAAGCCAGAAAAGCCAGAGATAAAGCCAGAGATAAAGCCAGAGGTAAAGAAGCCAGAGGTAAAGAAGCCAGAGGTAAAGCCAGAAAAGCCAGAGGTAAAAAAGGCAGATGAGAAGGAAAAATTAAAGCGTGATGAGAAGCCATTTGAAAAGCCACAGCGCGAAGTAAAGCGTGAGAAGCCACGTGAACGTATCAAAGCAAAAGAAAAACCACGACCAAAAACAAAAGCAAGAGTTAGAGGTAGAATAAAACCACCTGTAGCACCATCTCGGGCTGGTGGGATTGGTGTGGGGGGTGGACCAGACACCAGGTCTCTATATCAAACTCTAATAGATATGGGCTCAACTCCCCAATACGGTCCTTTGCCTGCGCCTAAAAGTTATATTCGTGAAGCACCAGGAAAGAAATACCCTAGTGATAAGGAAATTATGGCGTATATGGCTACAATAGCTCAACCTGAGAGTGGTGGTAATTACACTGCTAAGAATCCGTTGCCTTACCAGACAGCATCAGGAAAATATCAAATTATTGCCGATACTTGGAATAACATTAAAACAAATATTAAAAATGGTACGTATAACGACTACGGCATACCACGCTCAATGCTGAGAAAAATCTTAAAGATGCCACACAAGGCAATGTTAGATCCAAACTACCCTGACAATAGTGCTATACAGGATGCGGCCGCACTGCTCCTTGGTAAAGCAAATGCTAGAGCTCTAGTGGATAACAATATACCTGTTAATTCTGGTAATATGTATGTTATGCACGGACTAGGCACAGGCCTTGGAACTTACGTACTAAACAATCCAAATAAGAGTATTCGACAAGCATACCAGGCTGTTTATCCAAAAGATTGGGAAAGTAGATATCAGGCCGCGTCATCAAAAAATCCAGGATTCTTTAAGAATGTTGATTTGAAGTCTAACTCTAATATTTTATCTCAAAACATGTCAGCCATGGTTACATCAAAAGATGGAACAGGTTCGCAGGCTTATCTTGACAATCCAGAAAACACAGCATCAAACGCTGATGCTGGAAAGTCTGTGCCTACTACAAAACGTGAGCTTGATGCATGGGATGCGGCTGGAGATGTTAAACAAGGCTTTAGTAACGTTAGTAAATTTATTAAAGACAAAGCAAAACAAGCCTGGGACTATGTTTCAAGTGGTGAGGCTGGGGATGACATTGAGACTGTTTCGGATGTATCTAAACAGGCGTACCAGCAAGACATAAAGCCAGCGGCACAAGCAGTTGGAGATGTAGCAGGACAGGTATACAAACAAGATGTGAAGCCAGTATTAAAAACTGCTGGAGATATAGCAGTAGATGTTGGCAAAGATGTTGTTGACGTTGCAACTCCTATTGTTAAAACTGCTGGTGATGTAGTGTCAGATGTTGGCAAGAGCATAGTTGATAAAGTAAAAAACAAATGGAATCAATACAAAGCAGATGCTGAAGCAGAAAAGAAACAACAGTCAGTTAAAGAAGAAACACCGCCAGGCAAAAAGTACGAGCGTATGGTAAAGCATATTAAAAAAGGATATGCTAAAGACGGAAAACTAACTGATCAAGAAAAAAGCATAGCCTACGCTACTGCGTGGAAACACTATAACAAAAAGAGCTAAATACGTAATCCTAGGGGAATATAATGGAAGATTTAAACGATATTTTAAAACTATCTGGCTTAAAGACTAAAACAGTTAAGAAAAATCTTAACGAGTCTTATACTAATGAGCCAGATGAAAAGTATGCACCAGTAGATGCTATACTCGATCAAGGTACAGACCTTAACCGCAAAAAGCAACAAAATGCAGTTGCTGGCTTCACTGGCGACAATCCAATGACTGAAGGCGGTGCTGACGTTGACGAAGATGCAGTACGTGAACTAAAAATTTACATTGATCACGATCCTGACCTATACAAACAGAATGTGGAGCCTATTCTGCGTAACTTATCACGCAAGTGGGACAAAGGTGTATATGATCACGAACTAGCACAAAAGTTATTCTACTATCTAACAGTTAACGGTGCTAAACAGTACGGACAACAACATAGCAATGGTGATGGCTTACGTATATTTTCCCCTGATGTACGCAAAGCCGTTGCTAAAGAACTAGCTGATGATTGGTTAGCAGAACTTAAAGCTGGTAACAAGATGGATGAAGCTGAAGTTGATCTTGAGGAGATGCTTGCTGACATTTTAATTAGCGAAGATGCATTTGATAATATACGTGATCAGAGCGATAAAGCATTTTCAAGTATACGTAAAAGTAGTGATAGTGCATTTTCAAGTATACGTGGCAAGAAGCCTGGCTTCTTCAAGAAGCCGGGAGATTCCAACGCAGACAACAGAGAGCGTCAGATCACTGGTACGGAAAAACACGTTTTGGGGGGGTGGAACCCTGACCTTAATCCCTCTCCAAATTTCAAGAAATTCAAGAAGGAGAAATCAGGAAAGTCATTGTCTGACATTATCGCTAGAATTAAACCTAATAAGCCAACTGAGCCATCCTTTCCAGGACTTGGTAAGAAGCCTGAGTACACAGATATGATACCAAAGCCTAAACCAAAGTTTCCAGGACTTGGTAAGAAGCCTGAGTACACAGA